GTTTTTGTTTTTATCTTTATTATCAGCAATCATGACTGATTCCATGAGTGCGATATAGATAGCACGATCCCTACACCACTTCTCAGTAGTTTTTTCTAACCATTCATTATTGACAGGTTCATCAGTAAAGTCATTAATAATTGTTTTAACTTCACTGAATTCATCTCCACTAAGATCATCTCTGTTATCAACTTCAATACCAAGAATCTCCTTCGTTGGCATCTTATTGTATTCACTAATGAACTTATGAATCTCCTGAAAGATAATTTTTTCTGATCTTAGTTCAAAATATTCATCCTTAATAAAAGGAAGAACCTTTCTAGAATACTGCTCATTGATTAAGAAGTTTCTAAGAACAGTAAGTTCAATTTTCTCCATAAGCAAAATGTTGTTGTGCAATAGCGTCTAACTTTTCCATTACCTCAGTAGTGAAATAAGATTCTGGATCTTTGTATATTGCTTTGGCATATACTTTCTTACCACCAATCTCATATCTACCTGCAACATTCTTCCAAAGACCACCTAGTTCTCCTAACTCTAGAAGACCATAATAGCGATCAAGACCACGTTGATCATAATAAAGACGTACTGTGACTTCTTGATTCTCCTTACTCAAACGAGACTTAGCAGTCTTTGCCTTGATAAGGTTTCCAACGACTTCCGTTCCATCCTTCTCTTTCTTTTTGCTGAGATGGATGATTGTACTTGCTGCGTACTTGAGACCGCTGCCTCCACCCATTTCTTTTGTAGGGACGTAAGAACCAATGACATCGTATGTGTGATTTGTAACTATAAGGGGAATTTTTGCCTGACCTAATTTAAGGGTGAGCATTCTGAATGCACCTTTGACCAATTGAGATTTGGTCATGTCTCGGACTTGTTTGTCGTTGAGTGCATCGGTAATTTCTTTCTCAGTAGAAAGCATACCTAATGAGTCTAGCACAAACATACAAGGTTTGCGTTTTTCTTTATCTGTTTTGAGGTATATGTCAACAGACTTTAACGCTTTTGATCTAAACTCTTCGATTGTTACCACGTTGACAACAACGAACCTTTCGAGATCAATTCCTCTAGACTCAAGGAGTCCCCTGTTGACAGCAGCCTCGGTGTCAAAATAAAGGCAGTAACCATCAGGGTTATTATCCAGAAAGTTTTTGACAACAGCCAACGAAAAGAAAGTCTTTCCAGTAGAGCTTTCACCAGCAATAGCGGTAATCTTGTTCCTAGATACACCGCCAAATACAGAGCCTGATACAAGGCTGTTAAAAATGTACGAACCTGTGTCAATAAATTCTTCAGTTGATTCTACCTCCGATGCAAGTTGGGTGTACTCATCACCAATTTCTTTTACAATTTCTTTTAAAAAATCCATAATCAAAGTATCTTCAAATATTATAGCACACTATCGCCATTTTGATAAGGGTGCTGTTTGTTCCAACTTCTCACTCTCAATTATATCGGACTCATCAGGATTTTCAAAGTTTTGTGTTGATTTCAATGTCGAAAGATAATTCAAAACATGTTCCCTAATCTCCATCAAGTCGTCGTAACAACCTTGATTGTGAGCACAACCACGCAACTCGTGGTCAGGTTTCATAACTGATTCTGTAAAGAGATCTAATGCTCTTTGATATTTTACAGTAGGTGATTCGTTACCTACAGATGCTTGATCCTTCATACGAAAAATTGCTCCAATGTGTTTCTTCTTTCAACTTTCCATTGTATAGCATCCAGAATAATTTTCAAGGGTTCTAAAAACGACTTGTTAAATTGAGTATCATAATCTACATATTTGTTTAAACCCAGTTCATTTGGAAAATCTTGAATAAACGAAATAACATTTTCCTGAATTGGGTTTGGTATCTTCAAGTAACAGAATTTAATTTTTTCACCATTATTAATCAATGAATACTTTTGATCCAAATTATTCTTTTTTATATAGTGATTAAAGAGCAGTGACCCTCTTACATGAATTGGAGTACCTTTGATATAGATGTCAGAATCTCCTTTAAACTTACTAGGATTACTACAAGATCTTGGAAATGCAACTTCCTCAGGACTCATTGAACGAAAGTTCTTTCTAGAGTCTGCAATAAAATCAATCACTTCATCTTCAGTTCCTTCCATAACCATCTTCAAGGCATCTTTAATTAACTTCCTACAAGCAGCAGGAGTTGATGATTTGACTGCCTCAATACCCATCATCTTCAGTTTTGGTTCTTCATATCTAACTCCCTCACTATCCCATACGTTTAGAATATATCTTTTCTTTGCTGTCCAGATACCACGTTCAGCGATGTTCTCTCGCTTCATACTCATTTTCTGATCATACGCAGAAACATAATCAGCAAGTTCTTGATAGGATTTCTCAATGAACGGTTCCAACGTTTCTTTACAGATCTTGTCAAGTATCCCCACAACTGCTGTTTTGTTGCTAGACTCATCACCAAAAAGTTTATTAACAAGAGGTCCAAGATTAAGATAGATTGAGTCGGTGTCAGATGCGATAACATAATCTACTTCCTCCGTTTGCAAAAGTTTATTTAGGTATCGATTCATGCGTTGTTCAATCCAACGAATAGAAACTTGACCAGACAATGTGATTGCTTCAGCATTTGCTAGTTTGTAATACCTGAAGTATTGATTACCAATAGCACCATAAGCAGAGTTAAGAGAAATCTTCTTTGCCATTTGAATGTTGTTACATCTAGAGATCTCCTTTTCAAGAGCTTTAGTAGGTGTCTTCTCATACTCTTGCTTCGCTTTGAGCATTCTTTTCTTGAATATAACACGGTCACCATACATCTTCTCCATTAGTTCTGGTAAGAATCCACGTTTATCTTTACGGAACATTGCACCATTCGCACAAATTGCATTGTCCTTATACATTTCAAAAGTTAGTTTCTCCTTGAGTAACTTATTAACTGTAATTGAAGGGTGCTTTTCTTCAAGTAAAGTTTCTGGGGAAATATTATACTGCATGATTAAATGTGGATATAGACTATTCAAGTCAAAGGAAACAACCCAGTCATAAACACCTGGTACTGGTTCTTTTACATATGCACCTGCATATCTTTCATTCTTATCATTTTCTTCCTTTGGAGGAATAACAATATTCTTTCGTTTCAAGTAATTGTAAATGATAGTATCCCACATCCTTACCTGATAGAAAACATCGATGTAATTTACCTTGGCATCATATGCCATAGTCAAGGCAAGTTCAATCAACTTCATCTTGTCTTCCAACTCATCAACTAGTTCTACGTCAATGATGTTATACTCAATGAACTTCTGCCATCCTTTTGTATAAAAATCTTTAAACGTATCAAACTCAGAGTGATCAAGTTTCTTCTTACCAAGTTCGACTTCAGCAATATAATCTAGTTTATAAGACTCTTGTGCCTTATAAGTAAACTTCTTATAGAGATCAAGATAATCAAGACATGCTATTCCAGACACAGTATAAGAAACATGGTCTCGTCCCATAATCTTTATAATACCTTTTCTTACCATATTCCAAGGAGAAAATGTCCTCATCTCTTTTTGACCTAGGACACGATCTATACGACCACAGATATAAGGAATATCATATAAGTTACAATTCCAACCAGTAATCACATCTGGATAATTCTTTGTCCAGAAGGCAAGGAAAGAACGTAGAAGGTGTACTTCACTGTTACAGTTAATATAACTAACGTTCTCTTTCTTGTTTACGAATGCACCTTGACCCCATGAAACAATTTGTTTTGTTGCATAGTTCTGAATAGTAATTGCAAGGATCTCTTCAGCAACTGCATCTGTAGTAGGGAAACCATTTTCAGATGCTACCTCAATATCAATTGTAAATATTCTTACCTTAGATACATCATATTTAATTTCTTCCTGTGGGTAATTATCAGAAATATATTGATAGATATACTTATCGTTTCCGTAGATTGATACATTCTCTACAGTACTATATTTTTCAATAAAACTTCTACACTCCATCACACTACCAGGTTTGATGGGTGAAACTGTTTCTCCAGATAGAGTCTTGTACTTAGACTTCTTAGGAGATTTCATAAAAAGAGTCGGAGAAAACTTTTCTCTTGTTTGAAAGTAGTTACCATTATCATAACCACGAACAAGGAAATCATCTCCGACTAGTTGGACATTTGTATAAAACTTCATTTACTCAGGAACTTTTTATAATCATCCTCAAGAATTTTGTGAGGATCAACTATTGTTAGGATACTATCTGATGATAGCATACTTGATGTCTGAGTGGTATATGCATGTAACCACTTCTTTAACTGGAGTGGTTCTGTGTCTAGGATCTCTACTGGATTGATTAACTTACAATCAGGTTCTCCTAGTTCTGCTGTCACTTCTTCAATTTCAGTAATTAAAACTGAACCATTCTT